CATTTCCGGTGGGGTCGATGGCAACATCTAGTCGACTACTCCCGTTTCAAAGCGAATAAACTCATTCGCAAGCCGCAAGAACAGTGGCCGGAAATGCCGCCGTTGGATATGAACTACGACAAACTCGTACCGATGGATAGTTCAACCAGATTCCGATGTCTGAACAACCGCCCGTAAACAAGGATGAAGTCGAAATCATCGATCCGAAGAGGATTCGAAGTAGTCTCAGAGTGCTTCAACGGGCCGTTGATAATGGGTGGAATGTCCCGCAGAACATAATTGATATCGCACCGCGAGTCGTTGCCAGTATTCTGACTGACCGCAATGTTGGCGATTCAACTCGGCTGCGCGCGGCAGAAGTGCTAGCGTCAATGATGCGTGACCGCGTGAATGCCGCCATATCGCTGGACAAGATTGAGCGATTGGATTCAGGAACGGCGACCGAACGGTTTGAAATCAGCCCCGATATTCGTGCCCGAGTGCAACAGATCGTGGCGAAACGGCTAGGTCATGAATCTGAGTGATGAACAGATCAGCGCACTAGCAAGAGCATGCCCTAACTACTTCGCGGAAGTGATGGGGTTTCAGCAGTCCGGTGTTCACAATCTGCTGCAATATCACCTGACGGATCACGAGAACGCAACGATCGGCCTGCCTCGTGGTCACGGCAAATCTGTGCAATGCGCGTTGAGAGAGGCATGGGAAATCGGCCACAATCCACGCATACGAATCAAGCATGTCGGACAGACCGTAACGAAGGCACAAGAGCAGATTCGCATGGTCGTTCAGATTCTGAGGCACAAGGCGTATCGAAGAATCTTTCCCGAAATCACCGTCATCAAGCCGAAGCCCGAGGATGACGGTAGCAGTGAAATCATCGTGAAGCACGAGGGCATGCATCGCGACGCGACGATGCAGGCGGTGAATATCTTCGGTCGGGCCGGTGGGCGATGCGATCTGTTGGTCGGGGACGATGTGTGCGACCTTCGAAACAGCGTTCTGATTCCTGCGGAGCGAAGCAAGGTAAAGGAAGCGTGGCAGAACAACTGGTTGCCGCAGCGTGACTTCTCGGCGGGCAAGCCGCGAACATGGAAACTGTTCACGCCCTATCACATCGACGATCTGACATCCGAGTGGAAGCGGCAGGCGGAACAAGACAACAGCCTGTTCTGGAAGCCGTGCGTCGGTGAAATCAGTCCGTGGCCCGAGGTGTTCACGCCCGAGGTGTTGGCAAAGCAGCGTGCGGAAATGGGTCCGCTTGGCTATGCGCGAGCCTATGAACTCGTGCCCATCTCCCAAGACTCTCTCATATTCAAAGAAGAGTGGCTCTACAACTCCTACTACCAAATCGACCCGCCGCAAGACGCAAAGGACACTGGCACAATCGTGGCGGCAATCGACTGGGCATTTACCGAGAAACGGGGCGAGGCTGGTGACTATTCCGTGTGCTTGATCGGCATGCTTGACGAACAGGCAAACTGCTGGCTGCTGGATGCCATTCGAATGCAGGCCACCTTTCCTGACTTTCTGCGAACTGCGGTTCAGGCGTGTGAACGGTTAGGAGCGTCACTGATCTTGGCCGAAGGCAATGGCCCGCAGGCGGGACTCTGCCAGCAGTTGGCTCAAACTACTCGCATTCCCGTCCGTCGGTTGCAGCGAACGAAGGACAAGGTCACGAGGGCAAGCGAGGCGCAACCGATGGTTGAGCAAGGCAGGCTCCGGCTTCGGTGCCGAGCGGATGGCAGGATCGAACCGTCCCAAGAGCCAATCCGCGATGAAATGCTCGCCTTCCCGTTGTCCGATCATGATGACACGGTAGATGCGGTGGTCGATCTATTGGAATACGCACGGCAAAGGCAGTACATTCACCAGCCGGGTAGCGTCCGAACCGTAAAGAACACCAGACCGCCGCTGTGGAGAATCTATAACCGATGAACGAGCAGAACAAAGAGGCAGCGCAGGCGGGTATGGCGAATGAACCGGATGTCAACCCGGCATTTCAATCGCTCGTCACTCCTGTTGAAATGCAACGCTCGTTCTATACGAGCGTCAACAAGATTCTGCGGCAGGGTTCACTTGCGTTCCGCAGCGAGCGGGCACTGCAGAAGCAGATGCGAAACGACCCGGATGTCATGGGTCCGCTGCTGTCTTTGCAGTTGTCGGTTGCTTGCGCGGATTGGGCCGTAGCGGTTCAGCCAGACTTTGCGGGCGACGAGCAGGCGGTTGAGCAGGCCGCGACCATTGAGAAGTTGCTTCGCAATACGCCACGCATCACCGATCTGATGCGGCATTTGTTGGACGCGATGTGGTATGGACGGTCAGCGGTCAACATGGTGTTTGGGCGATCCGAGGACATGACCTTCATCCGTGATTGGCTACCGATTCACGGAGATAGCATCGTCATCACGGAATACGGGACCGTGGGTATCAAGGTCGGTCCGCGTTACTACGCGATGCAGACCGCAGAATCGGGTAACACGACCGGCAAGATCGGTGACACGATCATTGGTTGGGACAGCCGCGTGTTGCCACTAGATCAGATGCAGCGTGCGACGATTGCGTTGCACACTTTCCAGCCGCAAGGCGTGGACTTCGATGATCCATACGAGGCCGAGAATGCCTATCTGGGCCGGGGCATGCGGGATCTGATCTGGTACTACTGGAAGATGAAGCAGCGTGTTCTGCAGAATTGGGATGCATACTGCGAGCGATACGGCATGGGGTTCCGCATCGGTACTTACCCGATGGGCAACATGCAGGCTCGTGAGGAGATGGATTCGATTCTCGCACAGTTGATGGGCGATGTATCCGTTACGATTCCCAAGGATCCGAACGCGACCGAGCAGCCATTCGATATCAAGTTGCTTGAACCAAGTTCCAGCAACGCCGAGACATTTGCCAAGATGGTCGAATACCTGTCGGGCAATATCAAGGAGATCATCTTGGGACAGACGGGCACAAGCGAAGCGATCAACTCTGGACTCGGTAGCAGTGTCGCTGACCAGCACGCGCAGACCTTCAATCGTCAGATGACCTACATCGCGAACGCTCTTGCCGAAACGATGACGCGAGAGATTGTTGAGCCGTTGTACCGAATGAACTTCGGGGACGAAGGTGTGCCACCGCAGTTCTCGTTCAGCGTCAGCAAGCCGAATCCCGACGAATACATGAAGGCCATCGAAATGTTCACGAAACTCGGTGGTCGAGTGTCGGAGCGTGAGGCCCGCAAGGTGTTTGGTCTATCCGAACCGGAGGATGAAGAAACCGTTCTGCAGGCTCCTGCCGAGCCGGGCATGTCCCCGCTGGATGTTCGGCCAATGAACGAGGAGCCGGAGGCGCAGGAGCAAGAGGAAACGGAAGTTTCCGAGCAGCCCAAGTTCGGAAAGGATCGTTTCGCAGTCTCGGATGTCGACCTGAAGCCGACGGGCGCGATGGCTAGCAATGCCACTCGTGGCTTGGAACTGCGAAAGAAGTGGAAGCGTGGCGGTACGGCTGTCGGCGTGGCCCGTGCCCGCGACCTTGCCAATCGCAAGACGCTCTCGCCATCGACTGTAAGAAGAATGCACTCCTATTTCTCACGACACGAAGTCGATAAGGAAGGCAAGGGTTGGGGCAAGAACTCCGCTGGCTATATCGCGTGGCTGCTTTGGGGTGGCGATGCCGGGCAGCGGTGGGCAGCGAGTAAGTCCAAGCAGTTGGACAAGGCTCAGGGTAAGTCGGAGTGACAAGCGACTTCGTTCGCAACTACAACGCCGGACTGAAACAGGCTCGGCAGTGGTATCTTACGGCTATCGCGTGCCAGATTCGTGGCGACGCGGATGATGCGGAGGAAGCGTGGGATTCGTTTGAGGCGGCTATAGCCGACATGCTGACATTAGCCTACTTGTCCGGTGAAACAGCGACATACGCCGCTGCGAAGAAATCGGGCATGGCTATAAAGCCGCAGGAGTTCCCCAAGACGCGTCCAGATACCTTCGCCGCCACCGCTGTCGGTCTTGAGCCGGGACCGTTCTGGAGGGCTATAAGACGGTTTAGAAGCCGATTGCCGATGGGGTGGACATCCGTCGAACAGCGTCGGCTGCAGGCAAGGCGATTGGCCGAAATGATCGCCAAGGAGGAGCGTTCAGAGGCTCTCGACAAACTGAAGAAGCAGATGGCGGATCTGAACGATGTTCTCCGTGGAACATTCAGAGTCAAGGGCGCAACGGCAGCACAGGCGAAGCGGATCAAGAGGCTGCTCGCGGACAGTATTGAGAAACAGCACCTTGCGTCTGGGCTGCGTCGGGGCGGGTTAGCCAAGTTCATCAAACGGGCGCAGGTTGAGAACATCGTCGGCGTGACATCGGCGCGACTTGAGACCGTCTACCGAACGAATCTGTCGGCTGCGTACAACGACGCGGCATACGACATCGCCAAGAAGCCAGAGGTTCAGAAATGGGCACCACTATTGAGGCTTGTCGAAGTCCACGACAGCCGTACTCGCGGTGCGCCCGGCGGGCAATACAAAGGCAACAAATCCCGAAATCCGGGGTATCACTGGCAGATGAATGGTTACATTGAGACTGCCGAGCGGTTCAAAGAGCAGAACTTGATTCCGCCCAATGGTTTCAATTGCCGAGGAGCCATTGTTTCTGTCACAATGGACGAAGCAATTCGATTGAAACTAGCCAGCAAAGATGGCATTCTGAACAAGGCGGCACTGCGTAAGTACAACCAACAGAAGCAAAGGTTGATCGAACAAGGTTATTACCCAGACCCGGGATTCAAACGATGAAGGCAGAGGACAAGTTCTACTTTCAGCAATCAAAGTTTGTCGTTTGTGTGCTGTTTGGTGATCGATGTGTGTTTCAAAATGCATATGCCACGCTGTCACAAGCGCAAAGCGAAGCAAAAAAGGCTCATGCAAAGTACGGACAGGTGGGAAACGAATACCTGCCTACTGCAAAGGGAACTGTTGAGATTCGTGAATATCAAGGATCGAACTTGATTTCTCAACACAAGTTTTCTCGCCCCGGCCAGCCCGAGCGGTTTGCGGAAATCAAAGACCGCGATTTGTATCCGTTGCATGACGCAATCAACAAGCGTGCCATTGCAGCCAACAAGAACGAGCAATCCGCTCTTGCGGACAAATACGAATCATGGATGGAAATGATTCAAGACATGATTGCACTTGCTAGAGATGGCAAAAAGGATCGGTTGAAGCAATACGCGCGTGGTCTGCCGTCAGAACTTCGCAATATGCTTCCGCAAAGCATTTCGTTTGCTAGAGGGCGTTCACGCGGGCCAATGACTGTCGAGTTGGATTTCAGCGACGCACCGCCACAGGCTGAAACCTCAAAGAATGATTACATGGCCGAGATGCTGAAGCAGGCGGAAATCTCGCTTCAAACCATGACAAAGGCGCAGGGCCGCTATCTAACGGCAAAGCGATTCCTTCAACACGCAGAAGCGTTTTTGCATTCCAAAACGCCAAGCGCATTGCGCGACAAACTCAACCGACTAAAGCAGATGTCGAACGCTTTGCCAGAAGCAAAGCCGAGTTTCTCCCGCCCCGGCCAGCCCGAGCGGTTCGATGCCAATTGGGGTCCAAGAGAGTCCACAAAAGAGCGCGCGCGGAGTTTCAAAAATCTCCTTCAAATGGATGGCATCTATGCCTATCACGAAGATGGGGTCGTGTTCGTTGACGAAAAGAATTTGCAAAAAGCGAAGCAACGCCAACGATCCGAACAGTACTACAGGAATGTGAAGGTCAAGGGGGTTGCCGGGTACGATGAAGGCCGTCCCGACACCTTCGCCGCATCCGATGATCGTGCATCCGACTTCTTGCGTCGCATGTCGGTCGGTGTCACGCCAAGCAACATTCAGCAGATGCAGATTCGTGCGTCGCAGGCTTTGGCGTACGGGCAGGGTCGCAACGACCGAATGCTTATTGACAAGGCAAAGGCACTACAGAGTGAAATCATCGCGCTGAAGAAGGCTGGACACTGATGCCGCGAAAGGCCGAGGACAAGTTCTACTTCGGCAACGCCGAGGTTCAGAAGGCGAGTCGTTCTCGTCTACTTGGCAATCTGCTACAGAAGCAGATGTTGCCATCGGGCGGATGGCGTGCCGTTTGCGACCACGATGACCTGTTGATCGTGTCGTTTGAAGATCCGGCTATCGCTGAATTCGTTGCGAAGAAACTGAAAAAGGCTAACATCGACCACGATGGCCCGAATCCAGCCGTCGGCGGCTATTACCACTTAGAGGTAAGAGATGAATCCGAAGCAGATTGAGAACAAGTTCTACGCAGCCCGAAACTCGGAGTTCGACACGGACGAAGTGAAGAACATCGTTCATAAGGAAACGAATGATGCCGAGTATGGCATCGACAAGGAACGATTGAGCAACAAATCGTTCAAGTTCAATGCTTATTTCGCTTGGAAGGGAGAGCGTGTTCAATCTGCACGATTCAACACTCGCGAAGATGCGCAGCGTTGGATAGATAAGCAGGTCGCGAAGCGTCATCCAAACAAGCGGTTCTCCCGCCCCGGCGTGAAGGACACGATGGCTATGAAGATGAAAGACGAAGATGTACGCGCTCTTGCCGAGGCTGTTCGTAAGGTAATTTCAAATAATCCAAAGGTGACGCGAGCGAGATATAGGGATGCTGGAATGTCCGACACTAGGTGGATGTTTGATGTTTACCACGCCGCAACTAGATACTTGCCATCCGATTGGAGGCGGCGCGTCTATGCATATCTCAACGATGCCAACATCGAAACCGCACTCAAAACAATCACAAAACAATATGCCTCCCGCCCCGGCCAGCCCGAGCAATTTGCAAAGCAAGTCATTTCTACACGCGGCAATAAGCGGGCAGAGATTTCTGGTCCCGATGGCAGCGGGCAGTGGCGTGCATATGTGATCCAGAAATCGCCTACGGGATTGCCGAGTGAGCCGTATCACGAAGATTTGCTTGGCGACATGAAGTTCTTTGACACCGAAGAAAAGGCTAGAAGGGCTGCAAGCAAGATGCTCGCCTCCCGCCCCGGCGTGAAGGACACGATGGCCCTTGAGGATCGCTTCTACTTCGGCAAGGATCGGTTTGAACTGTCATTCAATCGCGCAGAGGTTGAGCGAGCAAAGTCTGAACTGCGGTCGCTT